GTTTCTCTGGGCTGCCACGTGCGTGGCTGCTTGCAACCCCACCCGGACCAGCAGCATGTCCCGACCATTGTAGATGGTCTTAAGAAGCGTATTGGCTGTATTCTCCCACAGCCTGATCGGCGTGTTTTCGCGCGCTTCGCTCACTTCGTTAAGAAGTGGATCAAGGAGAACCTCGACAGTCTGGACTCATTGCATGATGTGAGCTTTGAAACCTGGATAGCCGAGGCACCGTACCCCGCTTGGCGCAAGGAAGAGTTGCGCATTGCTAGGGAGAGTTTGGTCAGTGACCCTCTATCGGCTAAAGATTTTGAGTGCAAGTCTTTCATTAAGGATGAACATTACCCTGAGTGGAAGCATGCTCGCACGATAAATTCGAGGTCAGATAGGTTCAAGGTTTGGAGTGGTCCTATAGTCCATGCCATTGAAAAGGTCGTCTTCAAGTCACAGTACTTCATCAAGAAAGTTCCTGCTCCGCAACGAGCTAGGTACATTTTCGAGAATGTCTACATGTACGGAGGCGAGTATATTGCCACTGATTATTCTTCTTTCGAAGCGAGCTTCATCAGCAACATGCTGTACGCGTGTGAGTTCCAGCTCTACGAGTACATGTCGAAGTATGTTGACGGTGGCAGTGAGTGGTACGAGACCATTTCCCAAGCCTTAGCCGGGCGACAGACATTACGTTTTAAGAGGGCGACGTGTCAGACAAACGCCACCAGAATGTCCGGAGATATGTGTACATCACTTGGAAATGGGTTTACCAACCTTATGGTTGCGCTCTTCATTGGGGAAGAGCAGAATTTGGGACGCCTTCGAGGGGTTTTTGAAGGGGATGACGGGCTTTTCTGTTATGAGAAAGGCCGACCTGATCCTTCAATATATTCCAAGTTGGGGTTCAACATCAAGTTGGAAGTCCACACTGACATAACTCAAGCGAGTTTCTGTGGATTGGTGTTTGACATCAAAAGTTTAGTGAACTGCGTCGATCCTTCCGACGTACTTTCACTGGTCGGGTGGACCACCCAAAAGTACTATGGAGCAAAAAGAAGTACTCTTATGAGCCTTCTTCGCTCCAAGGGCCTCAGTCTTGCGTACCAGTACCCTCATTGCCCTGTTGTTTGCCGGCTTGCTGCTTACATTCTTAGGATCACCAAATCCTATGATGTTAGGCACATTGTTGACAAGCGCGGGTTTTCGCAGTGGGAAAGGGAACAGTTGCGCGAGGCTGTTGAAGCTCATCCCGCAGAAACTCATACTATTGAGTCATGCAGGTGGATACTTGAGGAAAAATGGGGATGGAGTGTTGCCAAACAGATTAGGGTTGAAAAATACCTTGATAGTTTGGATCGTCTTGCGGAGTTGGACATTGATTTGGACAATGACCTCTGGGCGAGTTACTTCAGTAACTATGTGTGCCCCCAACCAGCACGTAGGTGCGAACCGACC